GTGAGGACTTATTTGGCCATTTGGCTGATGAGGTTGTCGTGACAGGGTTTAAAGGAGCAAGTGAGGGGATTATCTCAAAGGATATCGGCTATGGCAATAAAACTGGTTGGCGGTCACACTTCCCGGACGAAGGAACGATTTACCAAGCGCCGCAAGGTTTTAAGGAAGAGACGATTAACACGATGACACCTAAGGCAAAAGAAATCTATGCAAAGAAAGTAAGAGAGGGACTAAGGCTATGATTGCAGAAGCGACAGTTTATAAACTGTTGAGCCGCGATGACAGACTGAATGCTCTGATGGATAACATTAGAGGCGGTGCTTTCGGAAATGGGTTCAAGCAAGGTATTTTTACTTATGCAATCCCAGAAAATCCAGTCAATGTTATCAAAAAAGAGCTAGCGCCGTTTGTTCGCATCAATCCGAACTACGACACTACTGCTTACTACGCAGATGATAAACCTCTAGCGACTGAATATCGTGTGACAATCAATTTTTGGTGCGAAACGGCGAAGCAATCTGACGAGATTGCAAAATTGATGGATGACATTTTGAGTAAAGGTGGATTTGAAAGATACACCTCAAACGAAAAACCAAGATATAAAGATGGCGATATTGACCTCCTGATGAACATTAGGAAGTATCGCTTTTTTGAATTTAAATAAAATAAATAATAGAGGTGAAAAATGGGAAAAGTAAAATTTGGTCTTAGTGCATTTGAATATGGAGTTGTAGACGCAACAAACAAAGTAACAAAAACTACAAAATTGCCTGGTATGAAATCGGCAAAACTGAGCATCACAAACGAATTAGTAACAGTTATGGCTGATGATGGTCCTTATGCTGTATTGTCTGGTGGTATCACAGAAACACAATTAGAAATTGAAGTATTAGACCTCAATTCGCAAGCACGTAAAGATTTCTACGGAATCACAATTGATAAAGGTGTTGAGAAATACAACAAGAACATGACACCAAACGACATTGCGGTTATGTTCCGTACGCGAATGGAAGATGGTAAGGCAATCTGGGTTGGGTTGCTCAAAGGCAAGTTTAATATTCCAGGCATGGAAACATCAACAAAAGAAGGCGCTCCTGACCCTAAAACAGACACAACGACTGGTAACTTCGTATCCCGTGGTGATGTAGACGCTGGCGATATTTTATACATTGGACGTGAAGATGACCCTCAATTCGTATTTGCTGACTTTAAAAAGATGGTATTTCCCCCAGTTGTATGAGGATAATGACGACAAGGCGGTTTATCCGCCTTTTTATTTTTGATTTTAAGGAGTAAAAAATGTACGAAATCACCATGAAACAAGGCGGCGTGGACAAGGTCTTTAAGAAAGACTATATCAACGTTGAAGACAATCTTTTGGCAGTTGAGCATCAAGTCCGCCAGTCCGCCCTGTACAGCAATGACAAACTCTTGTTAGACCCTAAGAAGCACCGCAACCTTAATGAGGCCTATCTCCAAATGTTTGTGGATATGTACGGTAAACAGTTCAGTGTTGCAGATTTGAAACAAGCCGACATGTCTGTACTCGAAACACTGAATAGCCTGTACTTGGACGCCCTTGGTGGAAAGAAAGATGATACCAACGGTGAAGACCAAAAGGAAGCATAACGCCTGAAGAGGCGAAAGAAAATCTGCTTAGATGGGTTAGTGCATTACTAGACCGTGGGCATACCATCTTGGATATTAAAAAGATGCAACTGTCGGATATTGAACTGATGGTTGAGGCACTAGAAACAGAACCTGCCGAGAAGAAAGAAGAGGTGTTTGAGGGTGCTTTGGACAAGGCCTTTCCGTTTCTTTTTGGCTAGAAAGGAGGATAAATGGCAGTATCAAATTTAGGCGATTTGGTCGCAACGGCCCAGCTTGATATTTCGCCTTTTATGAACAACACTAGGACACTACAAATGTACATGCGTGGCCTTGATAATTCGTTGAAGACAGTCGAAAACAGCTTTAAGGGCCAACGTAGCAAACTTGATGGAATGAAAGCTGTTTATAACCAAACAGGAACTTCTCTGAAAGGCTACCAAGCGCTTTTAGAGAAACAGACAACAACATACAACAAATTGAAAGCTGAAATAGGAGATGTCAACAACGCTACATCTGAGCAAAAAGGATACTTGGTTGGCGCTCAATCTGCTATGACGGCTACAGCTGCCAAGGTCGCAGAACTCCAAGCAAAATACAACGCCCTTACTCGTGATATCGCTGTACAATCAAGCGCATGGACAAAGGTCGGAAATGTTCTCACGCCTATGGGCCAAAAGATGAAAGCCTTTGGCGATGGTATGGCTGGTGTTGGACAGGCTTTGACAACTGGTCTGACACTTCCAATTGTAGCTGGTGCTGGATATGCTCTGAAAGCAGCGGTTCAATATGAATCAGCGTTCGCTGGTGTACGTAAGACGGTCGATGAAACGGCCACGATGTCTTATGAACGGCTATCATCTGGAATCCGCAATATGTCTAAACAGTTGCCTGCTACAGCAGCACAAATTGCAAAAGTTGCAGAGGTATCTGGCCAGCTAGGCATCAGCGCTGATAATGTACTTGGTTTTACAAAAGTTATGATTGACATGGGTGAATCCACGAACTTGACGGCCGAAGATGCAGCAACAGCTATTGCTAAAATAGCGAACATCACAGGCCTGTCAGCAGACCAATACCAAAGATTTGGGTCAAGTGTTGTAGCTTTGGGAAATAACTTCGCAACCACGGAAGCAGATATCCTGCAGATGGCCAACCGCATGGCATCAGCCGGAACAATCGCAGGATTGACTAACCAAGAAATCCTTGGTTTGGCAACAGCTATGTCTAGTGTCGGCATTGAAGCCGAGATGGGCGGTTCTGCTATGTCTCAAACGTTGGTAGCTATAGAAAAAGCTGTCGCAACTGGAAGCAATAAGTTGCAAGGATTTTCGGAGATTGCAGGCATGACAGCCGACCAATTTACCGAAAAATGGCGGTCTTCTCCTGCCGAAGCTCTCCAAGCGTTCATTACGGGCCTTGGCCAGTTAGATGAAAAAGGAGAAAGCGCTACGCTCAAATTGGATGCCCTTGGCCTATCTGGCATCAGACAATCCAACTTGCTGAAATCTCTTGGTTTGGCATCAGGAACGATGACAAGCGCTATTGAAATGTCTAACAAGGCTTGGGATGAAAACAAGGCCTTGACAGACGAAGCAAACAAGCGCTACGAAACTACCGAATCAAAGTTGAAAATACTTCGCAACGAAGTGACGGATGTAGCTATTGAGTTCGGAGGCCCGCTAGTTGATGCGCTCCGTGATGGCCTGGAAGCATCCAAGCCTCTTATCAAAGGAGCTGTAGACCTTGCACAGGCATTTAGCAAGCTAGACAAGGAGCAACAACAACAGATTATCAGATGGGGTCTTATCGCAGCAGCTGCAGGTCCTGCGCTCACGATTTTCGGTAAGGCGACTGGTGTTATCGGGTCTGTATTTAGCGGAATCGGTAAAATGTCAACATTTTTTGGCCAACTGTCAGGCGGATTCCAAGCATTGAGAGCTGGAGTGCCAGCAATTCAATCTTTTTCCAGCGGGGCAACTGCTGCAACCGCCGCATCAAGTGGATGGGCTGGAGCTATTGGCTTGCTAGGTAATCCTGTAACTTGGGGCGTCTTACTTGGCGGAGTGGCGCTGGCAACTATTGGTCATTTCGCTCAGAAAGCAGCGGAAGCTAGACAGCGTACAGAAGAATGGGGAACAGCAGTCAGCAAGGCAGAAGCTCAAGAACTGTCACGGTTTAAGGATAAGGTAGATGAGACTACAAAGGCTATGGAAACGTTCGGAACTGAAGGTGTTGAGGACGTTGAAGCAGTTAAGACAGCTTTTTCAAACCTAACAGATGAAATAAATAAGCTTGTAGATGAAAACCTGGCTAAGGACCTGAAGTTAGCAGAGAAACTTGGTCTATCGGATGAAGAAATCCAACGCATCAAGGATAGAGCCAATGAAACAAAACAAACGGTTAGTGGCATGAGCGAAGATGTCATCGATATCTACAAAAATGCTAACGACCAACGCAGACAACTGTCAGAGGAAGAAAAGCAAATCGTTCTTTCTGCCCAAACGGCTCTTATACAGGAACAGTTGGAGCAGTTGAAATATTCTGGCAATGAAAAAGAAGCTATCACAAAGGCCATGAATGGTCAGATTGATGAGTTAAATGTGGGGCAATTAGGAAAAGCCTTGAATACCACCAAAAAATGGATTGAGGAAGAAAACA